GAGCCACCGAGCTTGATAGTAGACGAGGCGCAGATTCCCAAATAATCGACAAGAATAACATCGGGAACAAAGTTCTGTTTGGTCTTTAACTCCGAGAGCAATGCTCGGAAGTGCCCAGTGTGAGCTCTACCCTGAGGATATTCTTTTACATAGAGGCGACCTTTAGTCTTCTCACGGATAGAATCAATCTTCGACAAGAATCTATCCTTGCCCATCTTATCCAACTGGTCGATTCGAACATCCATCAAGTTGGCATCGATACGCTCGCTGATTTTTTCTTCTGACATCTCGAGTGTGATGTACAGCACATTTTTACTATCAGCTAGGAACCCTGCAGCCATGTGGGTCATGACCAGTGACTTGCCACCACCAGATTGGGCCAACCAGACCGAGAGAGATTTCTTAACTAGACCCCCACCAGTAATAGTATTGAGAATACGGATGTTAAATGGCAAGCGGGTGTCTACGCGCGTATAAGCATCGAATCGCGTTGATGCGTCATCGATATAGGAATGGCCAACGGCAGTGTTGAAAGAAACCGCCAAGGCTTGCTGCAGCAATGTGGGCAAGGCCTCGACAGTTCGGGCTTTATCGCTGCCATCTATAATGGCAATTGAATCCATGATGGCATTATAGATTGCGCGCTCTTTACAGAACTCTTCAGTCTGCTCTAAAAGCCATGAGGCATTCTCAGGATCCTTCATACCGTAGCCGTCGATCATTGCAAAAACTGTAGCATGATCGGACACAGAGATATCCCGCTGCGTACCAACGCCGAGCTTCAAAATGTCGGCAGTCGGTAGGCGGTTAAATTTCGAGAAATAGGCAGAAGCCAGTTTGTACAAGACCCGTTTTATAGGGTCACTAAAATAGTCGGGTTGAATATGAGGAACCGCCTTTCGGGTGAATTCCTCATTGTTCATAAGACCAGAAATAATTAAATCATCAATCATAGCACTTCATTTCCAGTTTAAGTATGTCTATCAAGCCTCGTCCATCTCCTCATCAATTTCATCATCAAGCAAGGCGCCATTAGAGATTTTGTATTTCTGCTCGACGGCTGCAAGGAAAGTAATGTTGGAGAGCATTGGGTCCCAGAAGGCTGCCGTATCGGTATCCTTGGCTCGCCATTTCTTAGCCTCGATTTCTCCACCATCAAACACACGAGAATACCAACCCTGGGTAGGCTTGACAATAAAGCCTAGGTCAATAGCAATATCCAAGAGACCGGAATATCGAGAGAGGCCGGAGTCGAACTTTACTGTAATTGGGATGCGAGTACGCTCACGCGTGTATCGGGATTTTTCAATGTTGATGTTGAAGTTGAATCCCTGTAGCTCGGTACCGTCCTTGTCCTGACTGCGGGATACGAGCCACACATTGTCTGATGAGAGAACAATACCAGTGCCGCCACTGACGATAGCCTTAGGGAACAGGTCTTGGCTCATATAGATGTGAGCAATCTGTACCAGAGGAATATCACGCATACGCAAGTAAGGAGTGATGATGCGATACAGGCCTTTGAGGTATTTGGCACGGCTCATATCGGCTGTGCCTTTTCCATCCAAGGCATCGGTGGCTTCTTTTACAGAGGCCAAATTTCCAATAGAGTCAATCAGAATAAAGACGCGATCACCTCGCTTGAGAGCATCCAGCTGCTTGACGAGGTCGAACTTTAGTTCTTCCAAATTCTTGATAGGCATGTGCAAAACGCGTGATGGGTCGATCCCAGCACTCTGGAAGTACTCAATAGGAGAACCGAACTCTGAGTCATAAAACATCAGCACGGCCTCGGGATATTTCTTCATGTAAGCCGATGCCATCATCAGTGCATACATGCTCTTAAAGTGGCGGCTGGGGCCAGCAATGGTAAGAATACCAGAGCGCATACCACCAGTAAACGATCCACTCAAGGCGAGGTTAATCGCCGGGACTTCGGTCACAGTCTCATCAATGTTGTTCATCATGATGCTGTCCGTAAGCACCGAAGATTCTTTCAAGGTGCCGTTCTTCTTCAGTCGTTCCATCATACTGCTCATTTGGGGTTCCTTTTCGGTTAAGTTCAATTATATATCAGCCAGGGGGTAAAAGTCCAATCAAAGGTCTCAGAACATGACTGTGCGTTGCTCGGTAGTCCAGCCTATAGGACTGACCAAGATATCCGCGCCAGCTATCATCGACTTCTCCCACATGGTGTAGGTATCAATGCTATCATCTAGACCGAATTCTGGTGGCAGGGTCAAATCCACAGGGAAGCTGATCACATTCTGTCTAGCTTTATTAGGCTCACGCAGATAGAGATATTTCACCTTGGCGCTGTTCGGAATTGGTGCATACTTGTGACCGAGATTCAACCTCTCGATCATCATGTTGTAGACCAAAGCTCCGCGGACATGTATCGGAGTGCCCTTGGCACATAGTGTGTGTCCAGTGCCACGATACTTGTTCAACTCATTCACGCCACGAGGCATAGCAATTTCATGCGCAGGGAGTTTGAAGAACTCTTTGCGAGCGTCCTCGATAAATTCATGCAGAACATGTTCTGGCTGGTCGAAAACCATTGGGAGCAAGTCACCCAATTTGCCACGGACAAATTTAGGTGTGGATGACTTTATCATCTCGAGCCCGATGATTTTGAACTTTGGCTTCTTGTAAACTACACCCTCGTTGGAGAACACGCGGATGACATATTTCTTTTTAGCCAACCAGATAGCCTTGTCACCGATGGCCTCGAGCTTGAAGAACAATTTATTCTCATATGCCTTCATTCTGGTGCAGCACTCAGAGACAATTTCATTCACGCAGGGTTGAATTTGGTCCATCACCACCTTGGCAAGTGCAGCGGCAATTTGCTCATCCGTTCTACCAGAGAGGAACTTATCTACAATGGGTTTAAGATTAAAGTACACCGAGTCTGTATCAATATAGATCAAGTACTTCACATCACTGGTCTTGAAGAGTGCGTTCAGCTTGTTGTCGATTTTTTCCTCAATTGACCTAAGAATATACTGCCCAGTGAGGGTGATGGTCTCAGCAATGTTGGAGTTAAAGAATCGGAAGCCAGAATTTCCCATGGCACCGTAAAGTGAGTTCAGCAAAATCTTGTACGCCATCTGCATAGCATCCAGAGAGGCAATAGAAGCCTCTAATTCTTTCATGCGGGCTGCTGGCGCCTTGGCATTTTTTGCATCCTCATACTCTTGCTCATGCTTCAGCATGGAGCCTTTTGCAGTCTTTCGGTGGACCATATACTCTTGAACAATCTGAGGAATAATTCCTCGGCGTGAAGTATCAAAAGCAACTCCAGTAACACCAGCACAGCTGTTGTCATTCGGGAATACAAAATCGCACTCGCCACGGAGAAGGCCTTCAAGATTAACTGAGCGATCGATGCCGAGATAAGTATCTGGCGAGATGTTCATTGTCATCATGATAGATGGATATAGACTGGTCGCATCAAGCGAGGCCACCCAATCATGCAAACCGACACGAGGGTCTTTTACATACGCACCCTCGATACTCTTGTCACCGTCGGGATTTCGCTCCTTCAAGGGGACGACTTTACCCTCTGAGAGCAACCTGTTGTGTAGGATAGCATCCCAGGTTTTTACTGGACTGAACACATCGTTGAAATTTATCTTTGCCATGAAGGCGACAGTATAAATCAAATTCAGCAGCTGTAGCTTGTCATCCAGGAGTTTTACTAGCGCGGCATCTCGGATGTTGTAGTCGACATATTTTTTGAAGCCGTTATCATAAAAGTCATTGAAGTTGGCGTGCTCGCTGTGGTCGAGTTTGCCCATGCCGAGTTCCTCCTCAGCGATTGCGCCAAGGGAGTAGGATTCATGATTACCGAAAGTGAACTTCTTGTACATGGCAAGATAGTCTAGTATTGAGACGCCAGCAATAGTGACAGCCAACTCCTCTTTACCGAATGAGCCAGAGAGTCGCTTTTTCTTGATTTCGACTTGACCCCATGGCGAAAGCTGCGCGGTGACTTGCTCACCAACAATCAAATTGCATCTGTTGACAATGTACGGAATATCAAAGCCATCGATATTCCAGCCGGTGATGACATCGACTTTCATCTCTCGCCAGAATTGAATAAAATGTCGAAGAAGATTTTCCTCTGACCCGGCGTTTACATATTGTCGACAATCGGGCTCGCCTGGCCCGGGATACTCTTTGCTAGCAAAGGTATAGGTGGCGCCGTCACGAATGCGCTGCATAGAGATGATTGTAATCTCTGCATTTGCAGTCTCAGTATCAGGGAACCCCGACGGGCGACCGTTTTCATCTACAGGTAACTTGGTCTCGATGTCAATTGACCAAGCAGATATCTTATCAGCCGAGAATTTTATATCACCTGTGTACTGTTGGTTGATAGCCTGAAGAACAAAGTTTTGCTGGCCGTAGATATCCGCACCAGTAGTGTTGGAGTACGACTTTATGAACTCGCGGGCATCCCAGATTGAATCGAATTTTACCTCTTTTGCAGACGAGCCGTACAGGGTCTGAAAATCCGCTACGCTAGAGTCACACCCCATGTAAAGTGATGGCGACGCAGAGAGCTTATAGTCTCTGCTTCCTGTCTCATCTGAATACTCTCGAACCGCAATCTTGCCACCAACGATACTAACATTCGTGTAAAATCTCATTTATACCCCATACAAAATCATAGCAGCATCGAGGGCCGCATCTATATCTGGACTGTGCTTCATAGCCATATAAGCATTGGCGCCTGGGCACCGCTCTTCATCAATGGTTACATAGGACCTTTCGCTGTGGGGGTAGAGAAATTCAATTGCTGTACGAACGTCACGATATTCCCAATACGGGAACAGAGGCTTGACTTCTAGTGTATCTATGCAGAGGTGATCGAGCATCATCGCATCCATACCGCCACGAGTAAAACAAGTGTGCCCTGTGATGCGTCCACTCTTCTCGTAGATAAATTTCTTCAAAGCGGTGATGCCATCCATTGGAGAAAGGTCATCTGGTGATGGAAGCACATTACGCTTGAGCGTGTCGTGGTCTTGCTTTTTCCACCAATCCATAGTAGACTTGTCAGCCTTGCGGTGGAGAGCCTTTTGTTGGGCTGCATCGAACTTTACAAAGATTGAATCCTTAAGGATATCTGCAAATGACTTGGGGTCTGTGTTGGCTATGTAGACCAGACCAACGCTGACTATGACTCCATCCTGCTTGGTGGAGAGGGTCTCAATATCAAGGAAAAACATGGTAATAACCTCATGATAAAAATCTATTATATCACACTAGAGCGATACTTGTACTCGCCAGGACTTGAGTCTAAAAAGCCAATGTAGCAGATAGATTCTAGCTACATTGGCCGTGTGGAGATATAGAGCTATCACTTGCCGAGTTTACATCTAGACACAAAGTTCCAGTTAGCCTTATCTCGGTATGCGATAACCTTCAGCCCACTGATTGGGATTTTATACTGAGGCGTGTTGAGATTCTCAACTACTCGGCATAACCCCCAAGACTCTAACATCTGCGCTATAGTATTTCTCCGAGCAATGTCGGAGATTTTCATATTCACCTGCTTACCATCGAGAGCAAATACTTCCAGGAAGGATACAATATAGTACTTACCTTTCTTATGCAGGATGTGGCAAGACTGGTTCAGAGTGTTCTCACCCTTTACGGTGATGCCGATGCGTGTGAGGGTTTCTTTAATCTTCAAGAAGTCATCTGGTGAGCCCAAGACAACCTCCTGGATCATATCAAAATTCCAGTCTACAGCCTCGGACAGTTTGTCACTTTCTTCGCGTGCTAATTCAATCATTTTTGTTTTCCGCCTTTGTACATGAGCGCGGCCATAGCGGAAATATCCTGTTCAGACATGATTGACAAATACTGTTCAAGTCGCCGAGTGGTTAAACCATAAAACTCGGACAGCTCTCGAATATCATCTCTCTTACTCGCCTTATGCCACTTTGCAAATCTTTTCTTCTTATTATTTATGACTGTCCGAAAAAAGTCATACTGCATCTTTGGCAGAGCATACTGTGCGTTCTCGTTCATCACCTGAGCGTACAGTATGGTGTCGGGGTACATCGAGAGCCCACGCGTAACCATAAAACTATTCCAGTCAGCGGGGCTCTCATCATCCCAAATAGAATTTCTACTAGTCGAGATGTTGTTGATGTAATCAAATGGCGACTTGCTCATATCACTTCCAAACCGCAGCTGCCATGATCTCTGTGAGAGCGGCAGCTGTTACGATTTCTGCATCAACACTGTGAGTGAGCTTGAAGCTATACTCAGCCAAGGTCAAAACCACCTGAGGTATACATGATGGATCCAACAGCTCGGAGCTGCGCTCATAGAGGGTGCGGAAAATCTGAGTCGAATCAATGTCACTATTCACAGCAACCCAGCGACGCATCTCTGCAAATTTCTTACTCTTCAAGATTGCAATCAACTCATCAACAGATGAATTCTCACGGTTCGTTAGGATTCCCTCATCAATTGCACCACCAGCACTATAAGACTGCAAGACATTTAGCAGCTTGCGGATATCTGGGAAGTAATTGTTGATGAGAATTGCAACCACCGTGGGTGAGAACTCAACACCCTCCTTAGTAAGGATATCCACAATGCGGCGGTGTAGGCGGACTTGGAGCTTGGGCTTTTCTTCAGTACTGTATGAGAAATTGATTTCTGTGGTACGAGAAATGATAGCATCGATGATGCGGTTCTTGTAGTTGCAGGTGAAGAAGAAGCGAACA